GTAAAGAGGTATGCTTTATAAACTCAGATCTATTCTTATGCCAGGAATCTCTTCCTGCTAACTCTCCAAAAGAATGATGAATCATAAAGATAGGCTCAACACTATTATAGAGCCCTTTTTTATGTGCTTGTACAGTATAGTAAATATCATAAAAATCCCACTCCCCTTCAAAGTAGTCAGGTTTAACTAAATCAATTGATTTTAGGGTCTCACCTCTTATAGCTAAGAATAAACCATCTAGACAAACTACTCTTCCTGGATTACCATAAAAAGTATATTTAGCCTCTTGAATATCTTTTCCATGTAGAACTAATCCCCTATGCTTACCCTGTTGCCATATCTGGTGATTCCACCAAACTGCATCTTCAGATAGATAGGTGGTTCCAGCAGGACCAAAGAAACCAGCTTTGTTCTTTCTAGAGGCATTAACTAATACATTAATAAACTGTTGTGGGTCCATGATAATCTCAATATCATCATGACAGAATATAACCACATCGTTATCCTCAATAGTAATATTTTTAATAGCTTCAGAATAAGCCTCAAAAATACTTTCTTTATTTACTAAAAGATTGACATCTATTTTACACCTAGATAAATAGGAGACTAATTTTTGTGTATAATCAGGTAGGGACTCTTTACGAGTACAAATAAAAGCGTATATCTTCATGGATTCTAGAGAAGTAATTAAATTAAAGCAGGAGTATAAGAGATGCAAGGTTGATCCCATATACTTTATATCGAATTATATCAAGGTTGTACACCCTGTTAGAGGGTTAGTACCATTTAAATTATATCCCTTTCAGAAGATGATTATGGATTGTTTGGAGAATAATAGGTTTAATATTCTCAGGAAGTTCCGTCAGGCTGGATGTACAACCATATCTGCTGCATATGCTTTATGGATGGCTATCTTTCAAGAGCATAAGACTATAGTGTTTCTGTCTGTGGGTGATACGGAATCTACAGAGATCTTGGATAGAATTAAGATTATGTTTGATGAGTTACCTTTATTCCTTAAGCCTAATATTCTTCAAGAGAATATGCATAACTTAAAACTTAGTACAGGATCAGTTATTAAGTCTCGTCCATCAGGTAAGCAGTCGGGTCGTTCTCTTGCTGGTTCTTTCTTGTTTATTGATGAGGCTGCTTTTATTGAACATATTGATTCGATTTGGGCTGCTGTATATCCTATTATCTCGACTGGGGGCAGAGCGTTTGTTCTTTCTACTGTTAATGGTGTTGGTAACTGGTATTATGATACTTGGCTAAATGCTATGGAAGGAGCTAACTCCTTTAATCCCATACAGATTAACTGGCAAGACCATCCTGAGTATACTCGTATAAAGGGGTATGAACATTTATATGAGGGGATGGAGCGGAGAGACCCCCCAATCTATATTGACAAGTGGGAGGAGACTACTCGTTCTAATATGAGTCACAAGAAGTGGTTACAGGAGTATGAGTGTGAGTTCCTCGGTACTGGTGAGACTTATATTGAGGGTACTATCTTATCTAATATGGATAGTCGTGTCAAGAAGCCTTTGTATAGAACTTTTAATAATAGGATGTATATTTGGGAAGATCCTCAACCGTCCCGACAATATCTTATTGGGGTGGATGTTTCTTTAGGAAGAGAAAGAGATTATTCAGCTTTTCATGTATTCGATACTTACTCTGGGGAGCAGGTAGCTGAGTATTATTCCAATACCACCCCTATTAATGAGTTAGCAGAAGTTTTAAATCGGGTGGGGCAACGATATAATCTAGCGGTAATCTTTATAGAAAGAAATTCTATTGGGCATAATTTAATTGATCATTTGTTTGAGAGGTTACAGTACGAGAACTTATATTTCGATGAGAAAAGAAATATAGGAATTCAAGTAACTACTAAAAATAGGGACAGTATGTTAGCTATGATGGAAGAGTGTTTGCGGTTAAATAAGATTAAAATTAACTCCAAAAGGACTGTATCTGAATTAAACACATTTATAGTTTCTTTAGCTGGGAAGGCACAGGCTGAACGCTCTAAACATGATGATTTGGTAACTAGTTTAGCTCTTTGTGCTTTTGGAATGACTACATATTTAGAGAGCATTCCTGTTAATTTTATTGATGAAAATAGTAAAACTCCCACAGAGAGGCTCCTAGCTCCTGTAAGGCTTAGAAATCTTAAAAGTTTCGGTGGTAATGTAGAAGAGGATATAACATGGTTGATCAAATAAAAGAAAATAAAATTAATGAGGATTCTGGTCCTGGATATACGACTTTTGGTGGTCCTGGGTCTGGGTCTGCTTATGCCTACCCTAGAGGTCGGATAGGTAGATTCTTTGCTAAGTTCTTTGCAACCCCAGCTATCCCATACTTAAAGGATGCTGAAGACGAGGCGGGGGACACTTTAATAAATCCCGAACAGGCCCATCGTCCAGCACGGATGAGTACTTATCATCAGAAGTTACCTTATCTTCCTGAAGTTGAGATTAATAGAAAGAAAAGATACTCTGAGTATGAAAGAATGGATGATTACCCAGAGATTACCGCAGCTTTTGATATTTATGCTGATGATTCTACTCAAAGGGATACGACAAATAGAAGATGGCAAATTACTTCAGAAAGTACACTGGTGGTAGAGGAAGTTAACAAATTATTTACTAATATAAAGCTTAAGCAACTTTATTGGGATGTCGTAAGAAATACTGTTAAGTATGGAGATTGTTTTATTGAGCTTATTGCAGATGTAAATAAACCTGATGCTGGATTACGAAGAATAAAGGTTCTTAATCCTAATTACATTATTCGGGTGGAAAATTCTTATGGATATTTGGAAAGATTCTTGCAAGAGATTCCAGATAAAAGTGCTTGGGAGTCTGCTCCTGACCCTTATGAAAGAAATAAGAAGTATATAGAGTTAGACAGAAATCAAATAGTTCATTTTAGGTTGCGTACTTCTGACCCTAAGTATTACCCATATGGGAAATCAGTGGCTGCTGGTGCTGTAAGTATCTTTAGATCATTAAAATTAATGGAAGATGCTATGTTGGTTTATAGATTAGCTAGAGCCCCAGAGAGGCGTATATTTTATATTGATGTGGGACAACTTCCTACTTCCAAAGCAGAAGCGTTTATAGAGGATGTTAAGCAGAGGTATAAGAAAGAGAAGTTTTATGCTAATGGTAAAGTGGATGCACGTTATAACCCGTTAGCTGCTGATGAGGATTACTTTGTACCTGTGCGTGGTGGTGCTGGAACTAAGATTGAAACTCTTCCTGGGGGACAAAATCTTGGTGAGGTTGATGATGTTAAGTATTTCAGAGATAAATTACTTGCTACTATGAAGATTCCTAAGGATTATATTGTGGAGTTTGATAAGTCTCCCGAAAGGAAAGCTAACTTAGCTCAGCTAGATGTTAAATTTGCTAGAACTATCGTAAGGATTCAAGAGTGTATCAGTACAGGCTTAGAAGCAATTGCAAAAAGGCATTTAAAGTTACGTCAGTATCCAGCACAGTTAATTAATAAGTTGGAAATAATGTTACCCGACCCCTCTGATGTATTTACTAAACGTAAACTTGAGATTGATGAGTCTAAAGCTAGGGTTGTACAAGCTGTTGTTGGAACTGGGCTGTTCCCAACTTCTACAGTATACAGAGAGTTATATGATATGACGGATCAAGAGATAGCCCAAACTAAAAAAGAGCTTAAGCAGGAGAAGAAGGAGAAGATGGAGGAGGAAGCTCAAGCTTCTGCTACTCAGGCACAACAGGCTCAGGCTATGGGGGTTGACCCTGCTGGGGTTGCTGGGGGTGACGCTGGGGGAAGTCCCGTTGCTGGTAATAAGACTGTGGGGGCACCAGGAGAAGCACCGCTTCCACCTAAGGCTACTGCGGAAGATGTAGACCTAGTTAAATCTCATATGTCAGTAAAATATGGGGAAAATAGTAAACAAGTGCGTCTTATAGAGTCTATAGATGCACTAAAAATAGAAAATATATAAAATTAGGTAAAAAAGGAATCCTATATAATAAAGAAGCCTTATAAGGGTTGGAGTCTGCATATATGTTAAAAATATTTGAGTCAAGAAACAAGAAAATCTCTAATTTAATACAGTTAGGGGACTATTTAGGCCATTCTATCAGAGAAAATGTTCAATTGTTCTCTATTGATGGTGTGGAAGATAAGGTTACTTATCTAACAGAAAACAAGAAAATTATTTCAGGAAATTATTTAATTAAAAATAATTCATATATTCTTGAAAATATTAGTGTTCAAGATTCTGAAATTTTTACAGACGATGAGAGATTTGATGATGGTGTTAAAAATCAAGTCTCTTTATTTTTAGAGAGTCTGTATCATGATGATTATACGGAAGCGGATTCTACATTCACAGATGTAGTAGACATATTAACCTCTAGAACACACTACCATTCAATCTCAGAAAAGCTTGATAAAAAAGCTCAGATTTTTGATCTAACTCAAAATATTTTGGAAAGCGATGAGTTTACTAGGTTTGTAGAAGTGATTCCTGAGTTAGTTACATTCTTAGCGGAAAACAAGAAGCAGATAAGTTCTCAAGTTCCAGAAATCCTTAATTCCTTGAAGTTATCTGAGGCAGTGTCGAATGCTTTTAATATTCCTCTGGTAACTATGGACGAATTAGAGTCTAGTGGTAGATTTGAATTCACTGATAATTCTAAAAAATCTATCTATGAGATGATTTGTAAACAAGAGTTAGTTAAAAAAGAACTCTTAGAAGCTAAGAGTTCTTTTGATTTAGTGTGGGCTAATGAGCCTGTTATTGATGAGTTGGCTAGTAAAATCTTTTCCACCGAATCTGAGGTAGAGACTTCTCTTACTGAGGCTATTAAGGAATTACCCTATCTTTCTTTACTTTCTAAGAAAAAGCTTTTTGAAACCCTGTCTCGTAACTTAGGTCATTCCACTGATCATATTTCAGAAAAAGAGCTTCGGTCTTACTCTAGTAAATTGTTTGAGATGAAGAAACCAGCTAGACAACAACTTACTAGGCTTCTTAGTGAAAAATATGGTGTTAACCTTCAGTACCTTAAAGAGTCTTACTCCTTCAAGAGCTTAATAAATACCCAAGTAGTTCTCTTTGAGGCTATCTCTAGTATAGCTCCTAAGACTAGTGTTCTGAAGCAAGTGTTGTCCGAATTATCTACTTCTCTTAAATCCAAGAATGGTATTCAAGGATTAGATATGAATAATATAATTCAACAAGTATTTCAACATGCTAATTATTCTCAGGAGGAACTTCCTCTGATGGAGAGTTTTTCGTTTGATGAAGTTACTAAAGCTTTTGAGAAGGCTGAAAAGCTTGTCCAATCTATGGTCACAGAAGACCACTCAGAAGGAGATGAAGGAAGGGTAGCTGTGCTGCCTCAAGAAGATGAAGAACCAGCAAAAGAAAAAGAAGGGGAAGAGCCCGAAGAAGGTGCAGAACCCGAAGAAGAAACCGATGGTGAAGAAGAACAAGCAGACTCTGGAGAAGTTCAAGAAAAAGAGGTAGAGGACTCTGCTTCTGGTAAGCAGTTTAAACTGCCTAAAATGTCAGACGAAGAGATAATGAAATCCATTAAAGGTCTTTCTGATGTAGTAAACGGGGTGGACATTGAAGACGAGGAAGATAACTAATCATGAGAGAATATTTTAGACCATATAACAAAGTTGTTACCGTAGCTGATAAGGGATTAACTGTTGTAGAATTAACTGATTCCGCTGCTGCACCTTTGGCCTGTAATTATGTTTCTGTAACTCCTGTATCTGGAACGGCCACGGGAGGTTCAATGTTTCAAATAGTCCCAAGTGGCATAAATACTATTTATGGGGGAGTTAGTGCTAATGGAGGTGATGTATCTTCTAGAAACAGTGGGCCTTCCTCTTATTCAAATGCTGTTCTTAGGGTATCTAATAATGCTAGTGGTAGTTTAGGTCTGGTAGCTGATGCTAATGGTGGAACAGCTATTCTTAGTTTAGGTCCTTTTGATACGACTAAAGCTCTTTTACTAAGTCACAACTCCAATGACGCGGATCCTGTAACTTATTCTGTAACTTATGGACAAGTTACTCTTGCTAATTCTAGAGCAGATACTTGGGGTATAAACATGGAGGAGGTTTCGTATACTTCTGCTATAGCAGATTTTACTTATACTACAGATGGTGCGAGAACTGTTTATTGCACGGATACCTCTCAGGGTTATCCTATTGCATGGTATTGGGAGTTTGATGTTGCTGGAACTCCTGTTACCTCTAATCTTCAGAATCCAACTCATGATTTTGCTGCCGCTGGAATGGCAGCAGGAAAACAAGTACGGCTTACTATAACAACTTTACATAGTGCTAGTCAGGGTACAGCTAATGTTGTACTAAAAACTCTATCCTAGTAATGTTTAAGGCTCTTCAGACTATAGTATCCACCTCCAGTAGGGCAGGAGGATATTCTAGGCAAACACATACTAAGGCAGCCAAAACTCTATTTTCTCAAGGGGATGGAACACGGGTCATGCTAGTTACCTTTAATAGTACGGGAAGACGGGGCAATGGGTATGTAGCTAATCTTTATAAGATCTCTGCTACCAAATATAGATTTAGACTTTGGGCTCCTGATGGAACTAGATTAAATACTGTTACTAAAGAAGATGCTACCCCACCTTCTACTGTTATTGCTCAGTTAGTAGATCTTATTAACAATAATGCCACATTTAAGAAGTATATTCATGTCACCTTTCTAAATGAAACTACAGAAGCTATGTCAGATAGTACTGATATGGCAGATGGGCAGACTCTAACTGGTGGAAGATAACTATAATAAAGTATCATGGCAGATGTTAAACCCCTTAAGTTAGAATATGATGGTGACGGAGTACCCTCTGGCATAGGGGAGTTTACTAGTGGAGATACTATTGAAACTGCTATAGTAGATCTAGCTCTCCCTGGATTAACTGATGTTAATTCTTCTTTGTCTCCTACTACAGGGGACTCCTTAGTTTATACGGGTGCTACTTGGAGTACTTCTGCTGTAACTCACCCAACTCTTTCTCTCCCAGATCTAACAGATGTAAGCTCTACTATGTCACCTACATCAGGTGATTCTTTAGTTTATACTGGCTCTACTTGGAGTGCCTCTTCTGTAACTCACCCTGCTACCCCAGACCCCCTAACTATAGGCACACTTTATATAAATACTGCTCTTAGTGCTGCTCCTTCCTCCATCACAGTAAGTTCTTGTCCAGTTCCACCACCTTGGTCTTTTGTTGAAGTAACCGCTGATGATGGAGCAAACTCTGCTTCTCCTTATTATTTTGCTTCAGGATCTTCTCAATCAACTACTGAAATTGATGCTGGTCATATTACTTGGGATTCTACCGAAAGTTACTTTACTTTAGCTAATGCTGGTTGGTATGAGTTTGAAATGCAAGGAAGTATTGTAGTTGGGTCCAGCCCAACTGATGTTACAACTTCTATAGTACAAACTGATGGTTTAGGGGGTACTGAGATAGAAAAGATTGATAAGTTACAGAGAATCAGAACCAATATAGATCCTCATGATATAATGATCAAATGGGTGGGGTATTGTGCAGCAGATAACTATACCTGTAAATTAGATGGAGACAATACTGTTTTAATGAATAAAGGCTCTACATTCACCTGTAAGAGAATTAACTAGCCTAACTTATTACCTTGTTTAAGTAAGGTAATAACTCTCTTACTATAACTTTTAACAAAAATAGTTAAAGTATCCAGGTATCCATTTAAGGTATCCAAGTTTTCTAAAGAAACATGCTTCTTTTTTTTATGGAATCTTAGGATATCTGTTCCTAATTGTTTAATCACATTCCTTTCTGGCTCAGAAAGCTCTGCCCATTCCTTTTCTAATTGTTCTTTACTTTTATAATCTGGGTTTTTCATAATATTTCTACTTCGTGTCCTTCTTTTTTGTAGGTGTTGTATCGTTTTCTTGAATGTTCTGTAAGATATCGTCCTGAATCCATGAAATCATAGATGAAAACTCTGTCTTTATCATCGTGCAAGCGGAGAGATCGTCCCAAGGCTTGAATTGTTGCAATTGGGCTTTTAAGACCTCTAGCATTGATGAAATGTGTAATCTCACGAATGTCAACTCCTGTTTCCAGAATTCGGGTGCCAAGTAAGACTGAAGACTCTGGACAAGAGACAAACCTTCTGATCGTGGAATACCTTTCCCCGATGTCATCTTCTCCTCTAAGGTAAAAAGATGAGCCCCCAAGAAGAGTTTGAAGGTTTTGACCGTGTTCAAGTCTGTTGACGAGGATAAGTATACGCGCATTGTCATGATTACTCCTTATGGTATTTACAATATCTACTATTTTCTGATTTCTTTCTTTGTGATTTACTATGTATGCTTCATAAGCCTCTTGGTAAGAGTACCCACCACAATTTGAAAAAGGATCTTTCTTAGGTTTCTTTATAGAAATCATTTGTATGCTGGGTTTGGTGAGGTGCCCTTCATCTACCAAGTCTTTAGTGGTTCGAACCTTATGTGTGTACCCCAAAGCTCCTTCTAGGCTATGGAGGGGAATGTTCTCTGTTGGTACGGTGGCTGTGAATCCAAGCCTATACTGAGCATTAGGGAAGCTCTTAATGGCTGCTAGTCTATGAACTCCATTAGCAAACTTGTGACACTCATCCACCATCAGCACTTCAGTTTCTTCCAGATGTGTATCGAGGATATGCTCAATACTTTGGACCGTACAAAGCATAATATCCCCGTAAATATAACCTTCACCATAACATAGACCAACATTATCAATTCCGCACTCGTCAGTAAGAAATTTATAAGTTTGTGTGAGTAAGTGTTTCGCATCGAATAATATAGTTATCTTTCTTCCACTAAGTGCTTTAACTAAAGCTGCCATTATAAGAGTTTTACCCGCACCTGTTGGGGCTTGTATCACTGCTCTATGATTAGATAGCCCAACAAGGACTGCCTCATCTTGATAATCTCTTAAGGTGTACCCATCTATCTTCCAACTATCAGCGGTTATAAGATTCTTTTTATAAGTGTAGTTTAGAATAGGTTCACAGTCTATCTTCTTTAGGTCCTCTAGAATTCTAGGAAGAAGACCTGTTCTGAACTGCCCTCTCCCAGTAATAAAATTAGTTTTTCCATTCCACCTACCAGACCTTCCAGCAGGGGTATATGCTGCTCCAGGCACAGAGAAAGAATATAGTTCTCTCAAAGCTTGTAGTAGCTTATTGTTGTCTGTGTATATGCGTGACTGAAGTATGCCTATATCTATTTGCATAATATATAATAGAGCTATAATAGCAGAGAGGTATTTGTATGTCAGATGAAATTAAAAAAACTGTAGACGAAGCTTTGGAGGATTTGTTCTCTAATGCTCATACTACGAACGAGCAGAGAGTTAAACTCCCTTCTAGAGGGATAGGGTACGCTGGGAAGAAGAAGGAGGTTACTATCAGGGCTATGACCTTCGAAGATGAAAAAGCTATAGCTTCTCTAAAGGTAGGGGACGATATAATAGAATCTATTCTCAGTAGATGTGTTTCTGATATAGATGTAGAGAATTTATATGGACCTGACAAGCTATTTCTTCTTTTAAAACTTAGAGAAATTTCCTTCGGGGATGCTTTTAAGCTTACAGCTAAATGCCTAAAGTGTAAAACAGATAATGATTTAGAAATTGAATTGTCTAAATTACCTGTTACAGAAGCCCCTGAAGATTTCTCCGATCCTAGAGAGATTGATCTGCCAGTTATTAATACTACTGCTATGGTGCGTCTTCCTAGGGCTGGAGATTCTGATTACTTAACTAACCATGATAAGATTTTAGACAACTTGTGGAGATTTGTTAAGAAGATCGGGGAGTATGAGGATCCTAAGGTTATTGTAAAAGCTATTAAAAAATTAAAAAGTGCTGATATCCGTACCATTATCAACGGGTTACTCATTAATGATTTTGGTATAAAGACTGAGGCATTATTTTTGTGTTCCAAGTGTGGAGAGGAGAATAAAGTAAATGTCCCCATCTCAGACACTTTTTTTACAGTGAGCTAACCGCTAGGCTCGATCTAAAGGGCTTATTTAGGGAGGCTTACACTCTTATGAAGCATTTAAATTTTTCATATACCGATGTAAAGTCCATGACCTCTGATGAAAGGTACATTTTTATAAAAATGTACATGGAAGAGATGGAAAATGTTAAAAGAAATAGAGAGAATACAGGAACCTCACCTAAATAATACATAGGAGAGTATTCTATGGGATCATTTCACAATATTATTGTCTCAGAAAGACACCAAAGACCGTCTTTTAATGGTAGGACTATACTTAGGGCCAACTTTATGAGGGATGGGGGGTATGTATCCCTGGATAATTCTTCGGTTAGCTCTGTAATGTTATTTAAAAAACAGGCTAACACCTCCCCAAGTAGCATACTAGAAGCTTCTACTGGGTTAGTAACGGATACGGCTGCGGCTACAGCAATATGGAGATGGACTTTATCTGGTTGGGAAAATTTTAAGGCTAATCCCACACTAGACTTCCCAGTATTTCTCACAGAAGATGATTATGTTACCACTAAAGGACCCTCCACTAGTGGTATTTTTGAAGTCGCTCCAGGTAGGCTTGCTGTGGTATTGGACGGGACGCTAAATGGATCCTCTCTACTTAGGGATGGAACCCTTATTGGTGCGGCAGGTAACTTGTCTGGGGAACCCGCAGCACAATACATAGATGTTTGGACTGTTAAACTGTGTGCTGGTTGTAAGTGGCAAACCTTCATTAATGATACGCAATTCTTCCAAAATAATGCAGTCCTATTAACAGAACCTCTTTTACTTACAACTAAAGAAAGATTATATAATAAACGAATAGAAAAAGGGTCCATAGAAAAGATAAAGATTGGTACAGAAATAACTATAGAGAATAAGAATATCAGTGAATCTATAAAAAATGTATTAAGGGAGGGGTTAATAACTACTGGAGCAATAGAAATAATTTATCATAATGAGGGTGATATTCATAGCCCCGCTTGGGATACTATAATTTCTTTTGCTGGCACAACTGGATTAGTAGAAATAACAGAAGATAATACATTCATTTATACTTTTGATACTGATGTTACTACTGTCGTACCAGGAACCTATACTGTACAGTTAAAATATAATATTCTGGAAGAAACTATATTATCACCCCTTATGTATTTTAAGGTAGTCTAATGGACGACGAAGACAATCATCGAAAAACGGTATTTGGGAAAGATACCCTAATACCGCTGGGAATGGTCGTAGCCTTGTGTGGAGGTGTGGTCTGGATAAGTACCCAACTAACCAATATCAACTACAAACTTGATATGTTAGAGGGGAAGCTTGAAGATCAGTGGACCAAGAGAGATATGGAAAACTGGGGTCTTAAATTGCAGATGGGGAACCCCGAAATAAAAATTCCCAATTTAGAAAATTAACATGAAATACTTAACGAAAGAAAATATTTTACTTGCTATGGTGGGATTTTTATTCCTTGTGCAGGTCAACGACATGAGAAAGGCCCGTGGACGCTCTGGGAGTCCCCGTGGCGCGATTATGGAAAGGATGCGGGGTATGGACCGTGGAGACTGGGGAGCCCGTATGGAGGGAATGAGGAAGGCTAAGAAGGGCAAAGCAGAAAAGGTCGTTTTAAGCGAAGACTGCTGCGAAAAGAAAAGCTAAAGCAGCCCTAACTCTTCCTTCACTTTATAGAAGGACTCATATTTAAATGTATTTGGCTCTACCCAATTTTTTATTGCGGTAGGGCCATTCTTACATAGAAAATCGTTCCAGTCGCTGTAACTAGAAGGAGGGTAGCAAATATAAAAAGGATCCATCCGCAAGCGTTTCCGTGTGGATTCAAAAACTCTAATACCTTTCTTACCTGCTGCGTCATTATCATAAGCCATTACAATAGGACCATTATGGTCTTTTAGCTGGAGAGCTTGTACATCAGAAACATTACATCCGTTGGTGCAGGTAGCGTTGAATCCTGCTTTCTTTAGAGAGATAGCATCAAGAGGACCTTCTGTTACCATAACCTTCCCAGGGTTAAAAGGATACAAAATATTACCTGCTTTGGCACCCTCTTCGATTCCTGGGTTTAAATATTTAGGGTTGTCATCTTTCAGAGTTCTGGCTTGGAAGTAATAAATCTCATCATCTTCAATGTAAGGAATAATTAGACGATCCTTATACTTCCCCTCTCTACAGATGTAGTACTCCCCTTCTTTCTCTGGGAAGATGTGACGGGCATAGAGATACTTAAAAGCATCGCTCATAAGAGGGTCATCTAGGTTAGAGGAGGGTGTAAGAGGCTCAAACCACTCATGGTTATCAATCTCCAAGTCCCAAACCATATCATCTTCTGGGCGAGGCTCATACACCTCATCATTCTCTAGAGTTTTAAAGACAAACCTAGACCATGCTGCTCTGGGAGAAACATTCTCAAGGAATGCGTAGAGTTGGATGAAGTTACCCTTCTTACCAGTCTTGAAGCATTGCCAGAGACCATTATGAATATTAATGCTGAAGTGCCTCTTGTAGTCGTTCTGGAGGTATGGGGAGGCACAGACCCATTCTCTTCCACCAGATTGCCACCTACCTTCAGGAAGATGCTCTTCTACATAATCCTGAATGTAATCGCTACTTACTACTGCGTCGAGGTTTTTTTGTTGCATTTTGTAATCTCTCTTCTACTAGTTGGGCTGGGTTAAATACGGGACACAGGGACTTAAAACCACACCAGTTACAATACTGGTTCTCAGAGGGTAATAAATCAACTTTCTTCGCTTTCTTTATATTCCAGGCATCCTCTACGATCCGCTTGTTATGTTTGCTAAGAGCAGCAGGGGTGTACTTGACAGTAACCATGTTGTCTGTAAGAGGATAGTAGTGAGCAAAGGTGATTTTATCAACAGGAATGTCATATGTCTTATGAGCAGCGTACACATAGCTCATACCTTGAGGATCATCAAATAGCTCAAACTTACTCTTCTCACGCTTGCCAGTCTTGTAATCTATCACTAACAGGCCACCTTCCTTGCCTTTGATGATTCTGTCCACAAAACCCACTTGTTCAACACAACCAAGGTCTTGCTTGTAAGATAGCTCAACCTGCCCTTTTTCTGGGAAAGAGGCATTTAAACGCAAAAAGTTCTTCAAACAGGTAATTATCTTAGGTTCGTAGGTTTTACCGAATTTATAGGTTTCCCGTAGATTCTGGGCAATTTCCTGTAATTGCTCCAAAGTGGTACATTCCACCCCTTCTTCAAAGATCTGGTGTATATATGACCCAAACTGGAGAGCATCCATATTTCCTGGGTCAGTCTCCTCTAGGTAATCTACATAGCGATAACGATACTTCAGTCTACATTGCCTCCAAAGGTCTCTCTTGGTATTACTTATCTGGTTACAGAACATTATATATCACTCCTATTACCCTTAATGAGTGGAGAATAGATATTAATATCTACAGAATCAAAGAAGTTTAATACTTGGTCTTTAGAATAATCACATTTCTTAGTTAAAAATGTATATAAAGTAGATATTTTTAAAGGTCTTCTATCACTCATAGACTTCATTAATCTAGTCTGGAATAGCTTAAGGAACTTAATACTATATTTACCTTTCCATCGTTCAATAAAAGAATTACTTAATGTAAAATCTAGTAATTCTGTAAATTCATAGAGTAATTGATTAATATCTTCATGATCATTAGTGTATACCATTCATTAATTCCTTATTTTACTATATACTAGGGAGGAGCCCTGCACATGTCAACATCTTTGTCGAAAAAATTTTTAGCTTTCGCTGAAGCTGTCGCTAATAGCCTCACAGGGGGGGACGATGACGAAGATAAATCCTCAAAGGTTAGTAAGTCGAGTGTCTCCTCAGCCTCTATACTACCAGGGGATGTCCTATTTTTTTCCTATACTTCTAGAAAATTCAATGATGGATCTCATTTGGTAATGGTGATAGGAAATGAGAGGGGGAGGTATGGTGTCTTCACTCATATGAATAAAACAGGTAAGGATAAGGGTAAGGCAAAACGGTATTTATCTGCGATTAAACTAAATAATGTATGGAGTCAGACAGCAGGGATGATAATACAACTCTATAATAAAAGTATGGCAGACAGAGTAGAGGATGCTAAGTACACTAAAAAGCAGAGTAATAACTCTAAGAAGGGTTTAATGTCTCTAGTTGGTAGAAAGAACTACAGAACTTATATATTGAATAATATGACGAACACATTTGAAGTAGAGAAAGGAGAAGCCTAATGCCACCTAAAGATTTAGCTGCTTTAGCAAAGTCCCTAGAAAAACTTAGTACCTCTATAGAGGAGCAGCAAGAAGCTTTGGGGGGTATTGCTAACTCTATGAAACCCCTTGCGATAGCTGGAGGTATTGTAACTAAAGGTATAGAGATGCTCATTGGTAGTGTTGTTGGTGGTATGAAGACCTTAGCTGAAATGAGGATTCAGAATGCTGATCTCCTTGTTGATCAGAAAAAAATGAGGGATATTATCAAAGATCAAGGGTACAGTATAGGAACTCTTGCCCAACACTCTCAGATGCAGTTAAACTTACACCGTATTGGATATAAGGAAATAAACAAAGATTTAAGAGAACAATTAGTTTGGTTAGAGAAACAAGGTGGTCAAGGTCAAGATGTGTTGAAGTTTATGTCTAGTATGAGTGAGAAGGGTGCTGACCTCAGGACACAAACTAAGATAGCCCAAAGGATTGTAGATGTGGCACGATATACAGGACAATCAGCTAGAGCGGCTATTGGTTCGGCAGCACAGTTGGGAGATATGCAAACAGTTATGGCTGCAATAGGGCTTCAGGGTCCTGTTCTAGAGGCTCTTGTAACCGCTAGTGAAGATATGCCAGCACAACAGGCAATAGTTTTAGGCCAATTTGCAGAAGAGCTAGTTAACCCTAAGAATATTGAGCAATCTATACTGCTTGGTATGCATCAAGGTGGAAAAGAATTCTTAAGACGAGATGCCACTGTTGATGAGAGAATAGATGCTTTATTTAGAACTGCGGAAATCGCAGGGGTTGCATCTGAAAACTACTTAAAATCGGCTAGGGAAGATCCAATTATTTTGAAGTTTCTCAGAGAAGACCTTGTTGGTCCGGGTGGTCTTTTATCTATACAAGTTAAGAACGCTAAAAAAATGAAAAAGGCTGGAGCGAATATTGGCACAGGGGCTGATAGTTTTAAAACTTCTACTGATGAGTATATGGGCTCTTTCCTGAGGGTTGCTGAGACTTTGGAGGATGCGGGGCAAGTAGTAGCCTCAACATTCGAAGACGATCTATTAGGACCTAAGGGACTTATTAGTGATGTATTCCGTATAGCAAATCAGATTGGAGATATGATTCCAAGTTGGAATACTATAGCAGATGCCTTTATATGGATTGCTGGTCATCTGGGAGGGGCACCATTGTCAAGATCGGAGTCTCAGGTAGCCCAAGCATATGGACTCTTTACCCGTGAAGGTTTAGATAAACAGGGGGGTACGGGTCTTGAACTTGGAACTAAAGAGGCCAGAAATTTTCAAAAAGCGTTCGCTGAAAGTATTATTACTGAGGCTATTGGTGAGGGCAGAGATGTAGGTAAGTATGCTTCTTGGAAAGCAAATATAGAAAAAATATATGAATGGCAACATAATAAAGCATCAAATAGGTATGAATTTGACAGAGGTATGATGGGGATAGATAGTATACTCATGAATAATAGAGCAGAGGAAATGCTGACTGACTTAAGCGACACTAATCCCCTTGCTAGGCTCATGGGCGTTGCTGTAGCTCACGGAATGAAGAATTATGCATCGCAACAGGATAGATTACTGAATATTATGTGGGGAACTATGAAAGAGAAAAACAAGAATTTGGAGTTGTGGGAAAAAATAGAGCGCGGAGATTTTAGTGAGAGTTCAGTTAGATGAGTAAAGTTAACAGAGTAGGACCAATATTAGGAGACCCTAACTGGGTAGGTAAGCTAGTTCTTACTTATTATGATGGGTCTAATAAGAAATTAGGAAAGACTATACCCTTTTTTGAAAATCCTAGAATTAGAGAGTCTCAAGATGCAAGTTATAGTAGATTTAGTCCTATAGGACGAGCAGGAGAGTTATTTGCTTATACAGGAGCTAAGTCTAGACAGATAAATCTCTCTTTTAATATTACTCTTCCTCACCTTTATAGTTTAACACCTGGGTATCTTAATATTAATTACCCTAATGTATCTAAAGGGGAGGATATGGAAGCCATGTTGAACTTTAAAAAAGCTATCAGTACTGATCAGGATGGGGCACATAAATACGATGTACTTTATGATGACCTATTACCTGCGGAAGAAAGGGCTTTATATCAATTCCAAAGAATACAATCTCCTATGCAAAATCTAAATTCTCGGGCGAGAAAAGAACAAAGAAAGATTATAAACTTAATTACTGATTATATTGTAGCTATTAGATCTACTGTACTTAATAATTCAGAGAAGCCTAGATATGGTCCACCACTTGTAAGACTATTTTTTGGGCAGATGTATGAAAATATTCCATGTATATGTACTAATTACAGTATAGAGGCAGAGGTTGGAGCAGGATATGATAAGCGTACCCTACTCCCCAGGATTATAAAAATTAATATGTCTTTATTGGAAGCTAGAACTATGGGTAAATGGTCTAGTGGAGGTACTGCCACTCAAGTTGAAAGAGATGCTCTAGCTGGGTGGGAGTATATTATTAATTCAAATACGGGGCTAACTACAGACCCTTGGAAGGCCCACTAATGATTAAAATTGGCACATACCAATCTTATCCATCTAGATATGACTACGGTGGCAAAACTATAACACATAAAGGGGTGCATGTCACTACTTCTATTAATACTGAAATAGAACAAGTTATAACTCAAATTCCTGGGGGTATCCCATACCAAAAGGCACACTGTATTCCTACAGTAGAACATAGACCTGATAAAATATCTAATATCTTTTTTGATACTTCAGAATTTTGGTGGTATATTCAGTTATTTAATAATATATCAGATCCTTTTGAAGGATTTAATTCTGGAGATAGAGTGCTAATACCTGTTGTGGAGGGTTTGTAGTGAGTAGACCTGAATTACGAAAGGGAGTTGCTACAGATCTAAGTCCTTTACCTCATGAAACGGTTAGTATAGCCCTTTCTACGGATAGGACCGACTTACAAAGAGTACTTGTAAAAGATTTAGTAGTTAAAAAGAATTTAAAAAAGGGTACATTCTTATTTGACGGATCAAATACTGATTTTTTAGGATTGGAGCATTCTCTAGGGTCGGGTCAAAAAATGAAATTAGGTATTCGAATAGCTGACCCCCATGGGGAAGTAATAAATAAGTTATTTGAAAAAGATTATCTACAAACAACTAGGTTTGAGCTTGAAAGACAAAGAAAACTAAAAGAATTGGAGTCTAAGGATAAGCATCTGAAGGCTGTAGAGGCTGAACGGGCAGCAGCGGCAGCAGCGGCAGCAGCGCAGGTCAGCGGTCCTAAGCCTGATAAAGGCAAAGAAGCCGCTGCTGAAGTTATTGATGAGTTTGTAGCTAAAGAACTAATTGCTACAGAGATAGATAAAGCTAAGTTTATTAATGAGAATCTTAAATTCTATGTAGCGTATGGTGTTGGTTCTGATACGAGCCTTTGGGCTGGACCTTTTATATGCATGTTACGCTATGCTGACTACATTTTTGAAGATCATGGAATTCCTATACTACAACTAACTTTTGTAGCTGATATTGTTTTTGATATAACTTTAGAAGCCGCTAACAACCAGATATTATTTAACAATCCAATTACATCTCCTCCTCCTAAGGTTAGGCACATAACTCGTACTAGAATAGGGTCCATAAAAACAAAATCACAGGGTACTGATCCTCCTAGTATTAATATTTCTACGCGGGATATACAGGCTGCTATAGGAGAGACTCACAGAAAGTGGGCTAAAGCTTTTGGTATAACTAATTTTATTCATATAGTACCAAAATTATTATTAGATATACCAGAGTATACATCTGGTGGATCAGCGCGTGTGAATCATGCTTTTATGTCAAATCTTGAAAAACATATGGCACTTTTAGGTTTTAATGTTACAAGGGAGATGGTACCTGTAGACAAAAAAGAAACAATAAACAAAGGAAAAAAAACAGAAGAAGAAAAAGAAGAGAAAATAGAAAAAAGAAAAGAAGAACAGAAAAAGGCGCGGGAGGCACCCAAACCTGGAGCGAAAAAAGCCGCGAAACCAAAAGCTAGTAAGGTAGAAAAACCAGAGAAAGAAGAGGTTGTTTTTATTAATATTTCTGAGAAATATATGGAGATTACGCTCGGCGAAAATCAATATAATAATTTTATGAAACCTTTTGACGATTTTTATGCAGAAGTAGGTAAAAAGCATACAATGTCTTTAGACTACGGTTTGTACACAGAGTCTAATTATAAAATATTGCAAATGTTACAAAAAGATTCTTATACTAGGTATGGGTATGCAATAAAAACCCTTGATGCTCCTTTATATGTTTTAGCTGAAAGATCTATTATGCAGATGGAAATGTATGGTGGTGGACTAAAAGTTCTTTTACCAGCAGAGACCCCTACCACAGATAAATACAAAACAGCAATTAAAGAGTATATAACTAATAAATTATTTCATACTAGACTTCCTAGTTCTTGGCAATTAAAAAATAAAAACGAACACCTCACTGATCCTTATTCCCAACTAACTCCAGGGAAGAAAGGGGCATTTAACCTGGGGGGTCTTGCCCAAAGTGTTATAACAGGAATACTGGGGGTTACCGAGTCAGCCATACCACTACCTGTATTTGAATCCAATACTCCTAATTCAAATATTTTATCTTATTCGTTGGATCAAGCTGCTCAAGCTACTGTTGCATTAAAATTTAATGCCCCCCTACTCGCTCCAACACCTGAGGATAAATTCTGGTTGGGGTTAGATATAAAAGAAGAATTAAAGAAATTAGCAGAATCTTACACAGGAGCAGATTTTTTAATTGCAACTGGCAGAGGGTTTGATTTAGATGAAATTACTAAAAATATAGTAGATATTATAGCTACCCCAAGTGAAGAAGGGTACACTCTCCCACGACTAAACAGTACTGACAACGAGGATGGTAAAAAACTAGCTCTACGAACATATTTAAGATTTTTTTGGGAGACAGCTATAATGGGGGGCACAAGAGGAGTTATAAAAACAGTTCCTATGTTTCATCTCTCCGATCTATCATTGTTAGGGCAACAATGTGTAGTAAATATTTTTAAAAGTCCTATACTAACTAGTAGAGATACCAAAAAAGCACTCTATAATACTACCTATAGTGGACTGTATAAAATTACGGGATGGAGACATGTTCTAAACGGTGGAGAAGCGTATTCTGAATTTTATATATTTAAAAATACCTTACCTAGGGGTAAAAAAGGAAGTAGTTATGATCGAGGATTTGATATAGCACCAGAAGAAGAAAGGGGTTCAACTGATATTAATCCTATACCAAAATGGGGTGTGGACCCTTCCCAGACATTTGAATTTGATATTGACGGAGACACAGGGTTAGCGTAAAGAAGGAATAATATAATGGCAGATGAATTTATAAAAGTAGCTATAGTGGATGATATTTCTGATCCATATAAAGCAGGAACTATGTCATGCCATTGGCCTAATGATCCTGAGGAATTCCCAGTTCACTACACCACCCCTTTTTATAGCCCCCCTGAAGGAAATGAAAATTCTACTTTTGCTGGTATGTATGCTGTACCAACAGAAGGGTCTAATATTTTAGTAGCTAGAGCTTGGAATGCACACCAATGGTTTTATCTTGGTTCTATTCCTGGAATAAATTTTGAAGAAGGTGCTGATAACGAAGCTAAGATTACTGGAGTAAGTAAACAGCCCTATACTAGTACTCTAGGATCAGAAGAACTTACTGAACTCTCTACTAGACCCTGGGGAGTAATGATGAAGTCTTCTGGTGGTGCTAAGTTGCAAATTAACGACTCAGCATCTGAAGATAAGTTAGGCTGGAGAACTACTTTACAGAGTATGACGAAGAAAATACTCTTAATGGCTGATAATGGAGATTTTCAGACATTTCAGAATGAGCATAACGATGGGTTAATTATAACTGGTGATGACTATACTGGTATAAATGGCCCTAGATCTTCTACACTAGAAACAGAAGGCAATCTTAATTTAGGATCTAGGACAGGAAATATTTCTATAGCCACAGTAGGGGGTAGTGAGGTCTCAATAGAGAATAGCGCATCTAATTATGATCCATTCAATCCTAATGAGGGGCAGGTAAATATTACATCTTATTCTAATTCGGTGAATATTAGTACTAAGGGTGTAAGCGAAGTTATCCAGAACCCATTATTGCCTAAAGGAATTTTTATAGATGCCTCTAATTTTATGGGTGTAGTTCAGATTAGGGCTGGTAGTGGAGGATTACAAGTATTTTCAGCGGGAAACATAGACTTCAATTGCGGTGGAAATTTTAACATAAATGCTGCTGGGCATGTAAATATTTCAGGAGGTAGTATTTTATCTCAATCCTGGGCTGCCTCTTATCCTCCACCAACTCCTCCTCCAGGAGATTTAGGTCTTGTTGAACTTAATCCTGTTATCCCCATGGGTCTCCCCCCAGAACTAAAAACACTAAATAATGAAGAGCAGTGGCCTTCGGTCCCAATATAAACTACTATGTCTATAAATTATAATCCAAATCTATTATCTAACCCTATGACTGGTATAGCAACCCAGTTTGGGATGCCTACATGTATTCTCGGTTTAGGTGCTGATCTTTTAGCTTTACTTCCTGGGCCTGTACTTCTAGCCTTTGATAGTGCCCTTGCGGAGGGTATGCAAGCCTCAAGGAGCGCAATTGCTAATGTTAGTAAAGCTATATTTCAAAAATTTGGTATTCTTGAGTATGATTCCGAAACAGGAGAATTAAAATTTATATCAGATAGCTCTAGGAATGGTGTAGATGGAGTCGCGTCCACTTTAGCTGCTGGTGTTGGTACAGTCATGGGTGTGCTTGCTGTGGGAGGTGCGCTTGCTCAGTCTTTTGGTGACCAATTAGATGCTATTAATAATTGTGTAGGATCTTTTGAGGATTGGATGAAGGGAGGGGTGAATAGATCAGTAGTCGATGGTCCAGAGGATTTAGCGGTTTCCCCTGGGCAATTGGCTATGTACGAGATGCAGGTAAAAGTAGCGAACGATTTTTTGGATGATTGTACGACTACACAAAAGTATATTAATAAGATTTTAATGGATCGTGCAGCAGACCCTTCATTAGAGCCTTTGTTTGAGTCTGAGATTGATGAAGGTCCTATTTTCAGACTTGATTTCGGCCCCCCTCAATCTAAGCAAGGTCAGTTCTTGTTATCTGTTGATGGTCTTTATTATGACTCACAAACTAGAACTTATGCTGACGGAGAGGATGTTCCCACCACCGCAGACCTACAGTTTGTTCCTGCGGCTGAGAAATGGACCTTAGATCACTCTCCCAACCTTGGTGGAAGAGGAGGTAGTTACTCTTTAGAGGATTTAGGAAGGTATGTTGACACTATCTTTGATATAAACAACATAGATGAGTCGGATTTTATCAAAGTTTACTATACTGCTGACCATTTTCTTCAAGTTTTAATTTCTCAGAAGAATAAACGCTTAGATGACATTCATAGTAACCTAAAAGATCTTAGATTAAGCGGTTATGGGCCTGATTCTGCGATGTATCTTAATTATGAGCAGCAAATAATTTCAGAAGGGGCTTCTTTTACTAGAAAAATCAATAAAAGGAAGAAGCAGATTGAAGTAGCAGTTAAAACACCTGATTTATACGGAGCTACAGTGGTTTATCAACCAGGGGAAGTCCCTATTAACAACTTTTCCTTCCTTAGTTCTATAAATCTCAACATAGAGATGGCTAAACAGAAGAATTTATCCTTTGATCATGGGGAAGTGAGTGGGGTTGTACTACCAATAGTACCTAAATTTGTTAGAGCTAATGAAAGTACACAAAATGTAGTCATAACTCCTTTGATGGTTGCCCCCATAGGAGCAGGGAGTACTATAGACGGAGAAGAATTAGAAACACAAGCCCCAGTACTTTCGTTAGTAACGGGAATTACTACAGAAGGTCTTATAGCAGTCTACAATTTTACAGATGTTAACATTCAAACACCAGAATCCACAACATTTAATACTATAAATTGTAATGCATTAGGTGTAGAGAACAGAGCGCAGACAGTTAGCACTTCCCCCCCACTACTTTTCCAAAAAGGATTGGGTATTCCGTATTTAAACGGTATGGTTAGTTTGGATAAACCCGATATTAACTATAGTTTAGCGGGGGAGACATTTAATAACTCTAATTTTGAAATAGCAGACGCAGGAAATTATGTTAGGCTTCCTGATTCCAATGAGTATAGAGACTTATTGTACTCAACTAGTGGTGCAACTATTAATTTTTGGACTTATATGCCTGGGTTACATCAACAAGAAGGAGGATTTTGGGAGCATCCTTACGAAACTAGTGCTTTTGATTTCAATTTAAGTTCTTCTTCTGGTAAATGGGCAAACGCTCATTACTATAGGGTACTCTTAGGGTGCGAAAATACAGGGGGTATAACTGCTGCTGATGCTGCTTCTTCCATAACTCTAACAGATTCTTCGGAGTTTGTTAAAGGAGTTCTTATGGGGTGGTCTAGAGACCCTAGAATGTATTATGATGGAAGTGCGGTAGTACCTGGATCTAATGATTTTAACCCTAGAGAAAATTTTGGGGCTATTGTGGATAGTATAGCCCCAGTTTCTGCTACTCCACTAGCTCATGGATACACAACAGGGGATACTGGTACATGGCATGTTTCTTCTAATGGTACTTATAGCTTTGGGGAGCCTATCGCATTTCAACAAGCTAGTGGAACCTTCTCCGTAGGGGCAGGTAGTTCAATAAACTTTTCACTGAAATATCCTGGGGATGGATATACAGCTTCTTCCCACGATGCTAATGTTTGGTTATATACCTCTGGTCTTACTACTTCGGGTCCAGCATTCGGGGGTGCCTCTGGAGTGAGCGGTACTTTAGGAATTTCTTACTACGATACAGGTAGTGATAGAACTTTAAATATAGGTACACCATCTACAGTATTCTTTATAGCCCCCACCCGTTCATATAATGGAAGTGCTGTTGGGTTTGCAAAGGGTTTTGGGTGTGAGACTACCGACTCGGAAATTCTTAAATTTGTGGTATCGGATAAGACTACAGTAGATGGAAATAGTTTAGAGGACTGTATTGATAAATTTATTAATATAAGTATTGTTTGTGATCCTAAGACAGATAAGATTTTGTTATATGTTAATGGGTCTTTAATTAAGACGGGAGTTTTATCTACTTTGTTTGGAAAAGACTCAGGGGGCTCTCCACAAGTACCTACCTTTGTATCTCCAAGAACTAGCACTACAAGTAGCTTTGAGTATAAAGAAAGTACTGTAAACCAAAAAGCTGGAGTAGACTTGTTTGATACAGGACCTCTAAACAATACTTTCTTTACTCCGTGGATAGTGGGAGGAGGTTGGACGGACGGAAGACCAGTTAATCTAGATACTTCGTCTGGAGGATTCCTCGATCCTGGCGCAGGACTAATAAGTTCGTATAATGGGTATGTAGGAAGTTTAAAGATTTATTCAAAAGCTCTAGATAATAATGAGGTTCTAACTAATTACACTCATCAGAAAACCTTCTTCGAAAATATAGATTTATAATGGCTTTATACGGAAAACTCCCCTCTCCCCAGGTACAAAGAGATGTTATTGAAACTTCGGTTAAGAATATTACTGGATTATCTTGGCCTCCTGGTGGGGTTGCAGGACAGCCCTATTTTAATAAGGCAACCAATAACTTTTTAATAAAAGGCCAATTAACGCAACTACTTCTTACTGATCTAGGAGAGAGGGTAATGTTACCTGATTATGGAGTTGGATTAAAACAATATTTATTCGAACCTTTAACAGAGGATTTAGCATCTGATCTTGCAGATGAGGTAATTACTGCTATTAATACTTACGCTTCTAATATTAAAGTTATGAGTATAAGGTTTTTTCAAGATGAGAACTTAACTGGTTTTGGTATGCCAGGGATGAAAATACAGTTAACTGTAATGCCTAAAAATGGAGACCAACTATTAGATGTTGATATAGTAATATGATTGATAAAACTTCTAGCCAAACTGTACCGTTTACAGATGTAGGTTCTGATTTCATGAAATTGGTAACTTTTGTGGATAATGAAAAATCAACATTAGTAGATTTCACAGCTACCGATTTCGCATCCTTGCGTACTGCTCTTCTTAATTATATTAAACTTGTTTATCCTTTAGATTATAATAACTTCGTTGAGTCTGATTTGGGGCTAATGTTAGCTGAGTTAGTTGCGTACATGGGAACCGTTATGTCTATGAAGGCAGACATGCTTGCTCATGAAAACTTTTTACAAACAGCTAAGGATAGAGATAGTGTAAGAAAATTATTTCAGTTAGTGGGGGTCTCGATGAAAGGGCCTACTTCGGCGCAAGCTACTGCTAACTTATCTATAGAGGGGGAAACAGGTACTCTTGATGAGGATCTCGTAATCCCTACTGCTAACCGTGTGATTACTGTTACTTCTCCTCAGGACCAACAACCTTTAAACTTTACTTTATATAAGGCTACTAATGGTATAGTACCTAACCTAACTAATACTAACGCAGACATTGTATTTGATCAAACTAATTGGGTAGGAGATAGTAGTAGTACCTGGGAAGCAGTTATGTTGGAGGGCGCGTTTGCTACCCAAACAGGAACCTTTTCTAATGTAGGAGTAGCCCAATCTATAATTTTAAATGAAGCACCTGTTATACAAAACAGTGTTCAAGTATTTGTGAGTGGGGTGAATAGCACTACTTCAGGAGCTTATAGGCAGGTTGAGAACATCTATCAAGCTTCTTCTACTAATGATAAAATATTTCAAGTAGTTTATTTAGATAACTACAAAGCTAAATTAGTTTTCGGAGATGGTAGTAATGGAAAGTCCCCAACACCCAATTCTTCCTATATAGTTACTTATAGAGTAGGGGGTGGGACTAGAGGAAATGTACCTAATGCATTTATTAATTCTATTCTTGAAGGAGCTACTTATAATGCTAGTCCTAGTAGCCTAAGGGTTACACAATCCCAAATGTCTACAGGGGGGTCTGAAGCTGAGACCGTAGCTCATGCTAAGAAGTATGGACCCTTATCCTTTAAGCAACAGGATAGATTAGTCTCCTTAGAGGATTACACTTCTTTTGCTAGTAATTATGTGGGTCCTGCTGGGTCTGTTGCTAAGGCTGTAGCCTCTACTAGAAAAGCTTTTAGCTCCGCTAACATAATTGATATATTTGTTCTGGAGAAAGCTACAGATACTCAATTACAAAAAGCATCTATTTCTTTTAAGAATGGTCTGCTTACAGCCATTGAACCTAAAAAAATGGTAACAGACGATGTAGTTATTTCTGATGGTCTTATAAGAACTTTAGATTTAATAATAACGGCTCATGTGGATAGGTCTTTGCAAGGATTAGAGAAGAGTATAGTAGCAAATGTATCTCAAAGTGTTAGGGAGTATTTTATGTCTGATGCGTTAGATTTCGGGGATTCAATAATTTTCGCAGATTTAATGAAAACTGTTTTTGGTATCCCTGAAGTTAGATTTGCAGAGATTAATAATTTTGACGAGAATATTACTGTAGGGTTTAATGAAGTTATACAATTGAATAACTTAGTTGTAAATATTAATTATGTCTAAACAAAAGTTATATAAAAGAACATACTCTGATAATATATCACAAGTAATCCCCAAGGTATACTTTGAAAAAGATTTCGCTCTGAGCGGTAATCAAAGGACTTTATATGATGAGCTAATCAATAGCCACATTAAGTTTTGTTTGTATACTAGGAACCTTCTTGATATATCTGCTACTAATAACTTTTCGGATATTGATAGTATCGCTGGCCTATCTCGCTGGTTTATTAAGCAGAATAATTTAACAGAGATAACTGCTAGAAAATTAGAGTTAAGTTTTTTTCAACCATTAGGATACGACACTACAAATTATACCACCTCTGCATCCTTTAAATCTTTTTTAGAAGACACAGTATTACCCAAAATTAAATTAAACTCTTCTAATTTAGCGGTGGATACTTCTAGTGCGTTCTCTACTACTGCTTCAGGAACCCATGAGTACTTAATAAACTTATTGGGGTGGGGATACTTCTTAAATACCTCTGGATCCACTACTAGCTCTTATTCTCCATCTTCCTATGTATCTGAGGCACTAACAGATTTATATTTTAATAACGGTACTTTTGATACAGTAAAGGGGGTAAAGGGGGCATCCCATTATATATGGAATGATTGGGCAGACCTGTCAGGCTTAGGAGCGGGAGCCTTTACATCTTTACTCCCCTCTCTTCTTCGCCCCGCTGGAGGCACATATACTAGCGGAACACAGACTAGGGATATGCTTGAGACTTTAGTAGATATAGTCTATAGTAATCAGTATGCAGATGAGGGAGATACTTATGTAGAAGATGCCTTTGTTGATTATATGGATAATGGGACGCTTCTAACTGGGGAAGAACAGGCTGGAGCCTTCTCTAAACTTATTAAAGCATTTTCTTATTCTTTTTATGACACAAATAATAGTGTTACTAAGTTAGCCTCAATATTTGATATAGAGAAATGTCCAGATAACCTATTACCTTATCTGGGTGATTTAATTGGATGGAGATTATATGGCTCTAGCCCAGATGCCTGGAGAAGACAGCTACGAAATGCAGTAAATTTATATAAACAAAAAGGAACTAAGGAAGGAATTTATAATGCGATGACTACGGTATTGCCTAATACCCCTTTTCAGTCCTCTAGTATATCAGAGTTCTATGAATCCTATGTGCCTAACCTTATTTATTATCTATTAAAAACTGAAACTACTGTATTCGATAGTTTTACCTCCTGGACTCAATCCGAGGGGGATATGTATGCTGGTGGGAATTATAACCCTTCTTACATGGATATTAATATAAGATATGTCATGGATAATATGTTGCTTAGGGCAGTGCAGCTATTCCCAGAATTATTTTATGTAAAGAATTTTAAGTTTGATACAAACAATCCTGACTTCATGTTTAGTTATAGAGGAAGATGGATTCCTATACCTCCTTGGGAAGAAGAGAAGTTCTATAAAGATTGTGATATGTCTGAAGAGTTGGCCGCTTTCTTTGAACATGAGTTGGTATGCTTAGGTGTTTCTCAGCCTGTGGCAGCCTCTTTTAGAAGTTTCATAGAGGATAATACCATTAGAGGTAGTATAGATCCTAAGTTTTATAACAATGGGTTTTTCTTTTTAACAAGTTCTATACATCAACCACCTAACAGAGATTCCATAATAAATAACTTTGAAGTTGATAAGTATGATTACTTCCCTTTATGGAATGGTAAATCTTCTCATTTTGATGTAGATGTATCCAGTGGTCCTTTTTCAGGAACATTCTTATTATCAGATGAGTTTTTAAAAGAAGATTTCTTTCAATCCTTAGCTGTAATTGATGAGTTTTCCCCTGCTAAATCTATACCTAGAATTAGGATAAACTTAGATGCCTCTGATTCAGCGGTGGTTTCTGAATACCGATGCCCTTCGGTAAGGTATTGGATGTATGATTTACCTGTATCAGGAACTTTAGGGGGATCCTTTGTATCGGGTGTAGATATTAGAAGGGTGCCAGGAACTATGGGGAGCAGTTACACACCCCCCGCCAACTCAGGAAGAGCTACAGTAAATCATACAGGTAAGCCAGTGTTCACTAGAAGCTTCATAGATAAACCTAATGATAAAATTAATTTAATTGGGTCGGGCACAGAATCCCCTCCTGTTGGAGACCTATTTAGAAATAATTTACGACGAAGAAATTTTTCTAAAACTCTTGAAAAGGGTGGGCTTTATAACAGAACAGGGTTTAATATGCCCTCCTATTTTAATACTAGTGGAGAGGGTACTGATGTGGAGTATCAACCTTTAGGTCTATTAAATCTTATATTTAATTACCACAAGGTTATTAATCCTTACGATTTATATGAGGTGTCTTCTTTTCCATATAACCTGGATGTGTGGTCAGAGTGTTGGGGACTAGACTCGGTGAGAACAATGAGTGGTATAGCTGCATCCTCTACCTTTCCTATTAGAGGACTTACCGATATAACTTCTGGGACTTGTAATGATTATGTAGCTAGGGAGAGGACCCCAGAGTTTTCCAGAGCCCTTCATTCATTTATAGATAGTAAGATTGATTATGAAGCAAATTATATAGCAAAGAAAAATAAATTTATGTTAGACACCTCTTCTTATTTGGACGGGTCTGCTGCTATTAAAAATATACTCTGGGATAAATACGATTTTACTTTAGATGATATTTATGATGTAGCTTTAGGCAAAAGAGTTATGAGCAGGGGATCTAAAGACGGTATACATAAATTATTTTTAGATTACTTACAGTACTTTGCTGGTCATGGAGTGGGAAACTCTACCATAGACACTATTGATAATGGTGGCTTAAATATCCTTTCCCATACTTTTGGACCTCTTTTATATAATGGAAAATTTACAGTTGATGGCTCTGGCACTGTAGATATTGGAGTTAGTTCCCAATTACTTAATAAGAATTTGATTGATTTACAGTCTTTCTCTGTAAAGGATCTAGTATCCTTAGCCAATATCACCGCAACTGCCCCTAGTGCCCTTCCTGCCCAAGTATCAGAATATAGGAACCCTTATATTTTGTCAGGTGTAGAGTTTGTGGACTCTATTACAGGAACCTCCAAGTTTACTATAGTAGATTTAGATCCTAGCACTGCTGTACGAGGGGATGATAACTATTTAATAAACAACAATATTATTCTTACGGAGCCTGACGGGGGTTTATCTAGGTTGAGATTCAGCGTAAAGGATTATGGGGGGGCAACCAACCTGTTAATCCCAGAACATACATTTAGAGTAGATGTAAACGCTGCGATTGGGACTAAAGATTCACCCCTGCTGGGGGGAGGATCGTTTGGGGTGTGGTTGCATACTGCTCCAGAGCTTGATGAGCAGGGTAAGAGCGGATTTTGGAATTATATGCCTAATGGTAAATGGAAATATATACCCTCTTCTTCTGTAGTATCAGGTACTACAGCTATTCAGTATGTCAGACAAAACTTAGTACATAATTTAGATTATTCAGAGACCTATGAAGTTTCTGGTGCTGCTTGTTTAGCTTCCACTACAGACAAAGATGTTTTATTAAATATGGAAGAAAGAGACTTTAGAAAAACTACTTTCCATTTTAATACTCTAAATCAACCTATTAAAACTCATCTTTCTTATTACCAAGAGCATAATCAAGTTCATAGATCTGATCAGAATTATGTAGTGGAGCTTATAGATTTGGGTAGCACAAATACTAAGTTTGGTATTATAGATTATATTTCAATTGTAGATACGAGAGAAGAAGATAGAGCTAAACTAAAGCATTCTTTTAACTATAATAATTATGCTATGGCAAAAGAAACTACTACAGATGCTTTTATATTTATGGATTCAGAGGGTAATATTATTCCTTCTGGAACTACTTTATTAGCTGATTCTTCAGGGAATATAGAAACTGTAGGAGGTAGCAAAGTTACCTTTGTGGAAGCTCAAGCATATGGATTTGCAAAATCTAAAATTGTTCTGTACTCGCAAGTAGATTTAATAGCTCCCTGGAGGTGGTCTGTGGACGCTAACGGAACACAAATATTCTTCCCAGACTCAGTTCACACAGGACCTTTTGGTGTTGATGCAAAAAAGATTTATCCTACTGTATCTTATAGTCATACTACAGGAGATACTAGTCCTGGAAAAATTATTGGCAATTGGGAGTACCAGCTATGGTTCGCTGGTGTTGCGCCAGAAGAAGGCGATTGTAAGCCTATAGGAGCAACCGTAGCTGGTGATTTCCAGGTGGGAACCGTATGTAGACCTGTGGCATTGAATGGAACAGGGCCGTATAAACAGGCTCTTGCTTGGGAGACTGAGGATGGGTACGATATATCAGAAATTTGTGAAGTGTGGCATGGTGCGACTGATTGTACCCCCCCTAGTGACTGTTGTGCTGGTACTACATATCCCTCTTGGTCCACTGATGACCCTGATATGGTAACAGAGATGCCTATTGACGGGAACTCTAATAGCGCATTTTCTTTAGATATGTCCGTTGGGTGTGATTCCAGTAATACATTTAAGTTAATTGCTCACTCTGCGGATAAAATGAAGACTTTAGAAGGTACTATTTCTTTAGAGGCTTCCACTACTGGGGGAGAAGGTTTTACTTTATTTCCTAGTCCTCTAACTATAAAGGGAAAAACAAAAGGTTCTAACATACAACAGTATCATGAGGTTTATATTCCCTATACTAAAGAACAGGTAATGGAAGTACTAAGAGAGTTTAATAGATTACAGAAAGATCTAGCATCTAGACAATATTCTATTAGTGCCCCAAAGTTTGGACCTTTGGGTGGAAGTAGGTTAAATTATAAGGTAGCTCCTATGTGGGTACAGACGGGTGGTTATAGTGAGTATAAAGATAACAATAATCAATATACAGAATTGCGGGTGGAGAACTAATGAAAGGTTCAGTTGAAATATATGGAATAACTCATGAGGGGGAGAAAGAGTTACTTGTAGAGCAGGATAACCTTACCACCATAGGTTTTTCTGAGCAAATAACTGATTTGTTAACTACCCCATCCTCTATTAAATTTCCTACTACTGAAAATACGGCTATGCTTGATGCCTCTAACTATGAGATTCAAGGGTTTTCTATGTCTAAAAACAAAGACGCTTTTAGAAAAAATCAGCATAGCTATACTACTGTAAATTTATTACATAACTCTGATCTTAAGGACACTTCTGGGTGGGAATTATCTGAGGTAAGCTCATATTCTAATGTAATTTTAGGGGGTGTTAGTGGAGCTAGTGGAACTTTATTAACTGCTAATACTTCTGGTGCTTATTTTAAGCAGGACATAAAGTATGATGATACCTTAGGTAACTTTTCTGTTTCTGGTATATTTAGTGGTACTTCTTTTGTTGGGTCCGTGGATGTTAAGTTTAATAAAAAGAACCCCCCAGTAGAGCTATCAGGAACTTCATCGTTTCCTTATGTAGGTCAGTCAGCGTTTGAGGTTAGCTCAGGAGGATACACTAGTAGGACATTAATCCTGTGGGATATTAGTGGGAATGCAACATTACTAGATGATAAAACTAGTGCGAATTGGTTTGGTGGTATAAAAGATCTGGGGGGAGGTTGGAATAGAATCTTTTTAAATGCTTCAGGACCAACAGATGGAACTATGACCTCTTTTATTGTATATCCCTCTGTGGGTATCTCCCCCTCTGCATACGGATCTACCTCTTCGGTTGATGGTTCCGCAGGATCTATTTATATAAGTCGTCCACAATTAGAACTTGGGAGAGTGCCTACTAATTATGTTGAGACCTCTTCTTTCATTAATCCTAGAGATGATACTTTAGCTTTCTCTTTACTTAATGCTACCCTGCCTTATGCCAGAAATATACTAGTACCAGCTTGGCAGGAGTTTAAGTATTATATCTTAAGTGGTGCTGGGGGCGAGTCTTTAAGTGCTATTTATGAGGATCAAGAAGGTAATAAAGGACTATCAGCGTATATACCCTTTACTTCTTCTATAACCCCTTCTCCTAACCCCCTTGATAGAGTATTAACAGAAGGAGCTATAACTCCAGTTGAAGATGCTTTAGATATAAAGTATACTCAAGGGCAATTACCTAATGCTTTAGGGTATGGAGTTAGCGGATACTTACAGTTAAGCACCTATAACACTAAATGGTCTTATACTTCTGGGTATGACTCGGGTCTAGGGAGGCATGTAGGCTATTTGGGAGCTTATGGAGTTAGAGCGGGAAATGGACAAATGGTTTCCTTAAATTTTGTATCAGCATTAAATTTTGCTGGATATTCTACCCCCTTATCTAGTATGAAATTTAGTACTGGGGCGGCTGATCAGTGTTTAGATCGGTTTGGGTATTGGGAGTTATCGGGAGATGGTACGGCTAATCCAGTAATACCAGCAAACGCATATTCTGAGTTTGTAAAAACTGTTGTCTCTGATTTTTCTTCTACTGGAGAAATAACTTATCATATAAAAATGGATAATGTGTCTGCTGATACAGGGGCTCAAAGAGACCGTACGGTTCTAAATGCTTTCGGTGGAGTAGATACTTTGGGGTTGTGGGGGCTTGATCTTAAGAAGATAAGAGAGGATAACATCACTGCAAATCCCCCATACAGTCGCCATTGTCACGGGCCTGCACCTCCTCTAGGTACTTGTGTTGTAGAGGATCCAGTAAGAAGGTATAAACTTTTTAATAAACTAGTTTTCACGGATAATATAACAAAGATGGCTGGAGGAACTAGGACTAGAACTGCACCTGGAGTATTTGGTTTTTATAAAAGATTCGATATATATTGGAAGGTGAAGTTCCTATGAGAGGTAAGTTTAAAATAAGGCAGCTTAATAAAAGAACTGGTGAGTCTACGGTTATACTAGAGGAGTCTAACCAAGTCTCCCAAGGAATGAAACATGCTTTAGTAAATATTTTATGTGGTGGAGGATCTAGAGAAGTAGAAGATTATCAGTTTAAGTATTTTCAATTAGGGGATCAAAACTACAATCTCAGTACCTTTGATGTCTCAGCAGATGTACCCGCATCTTCTTTACTAAGTAATTTTTGGACTATTAAGAGTCCTTTAGATCCCTCCGCTTACGGCACAGATAGTGCTGTTACTGTAGTTAAAAGAGATATTTATGGTCTTGGGTCTATAATCCCAAGTACAAGAGGTAAAGTTTTTGATAATTTTGTAGATCCTCCTGATACCACTAAATTGTCTTGTAGTTATACAAATAATTTTGAATCTAATCCTAGACCTATTCCCCCTGGGCCACGAAAAACTACCTGGATTCCTGGGTGTGCTAATACTTGGGAGAAAAAAGCAGAAAACTATTTTCTTCATCCCCTTGAGTTAAGTGCTGATTATACTGTTTCAGGTCCAACTTTTACTTCCCCAACATGGAGTATAGAATATAATTCCAGTAGTAATGTAGCAGGTATTACATCTTGTCTTAGAGGAAGTACAGAGTATATTTATAATGATGGGAGAAAACCCAGTTACTGGAATCAGGGTAAGAAAAATCAAACATTATCCGTCTACTATATGCCAGAATACTACGCTTCTAGTTTATCAACTTCTGGTAGCACCCCCACAGTGGGAAAATTAATGTTATATAATAGGACCGCAGCAGTACTAGGGGGCGATAGCGTTGCGGGGTACAACCAAGTACGGTTTGAGTACAGATACGACCTAAAGTACTCCTCCTCCAGCACCCCTGGGGCTGCGTGGTATCCACCAGAGATCACACAGGCTATAGATGGGTACTCTCAATGCACGGGTGACTGTAGGGACAAGTGGGAGGGCTCCTACGGGTCTGGTGTGACTGGGGGGGATGTGTCTGCAAATGTGTATTGTAGGGATGGAGCTATATACACTCCAGCAGACGCAGAGGCCGACTATGCCACTAGAAATGGTCCAGGGAAAGACTGCTTTGACACTCCCAACTCTGGATTCGGGCCTAGTGGAAATTTTTATAGAATATCTGTGTCCTGGAATAATGTTCCTGATGAAGTTATAGATGTGGATACTGGGCTTGTATCTGGGATAGCATTACAGGCATTTAATTATCCCCTTTTCTCAAGAGCGTTAAGTATCAACCCTACGACAGGAGCTATTACTTCTACAAACGATCATGAGGTTACTCCGAGAGAACAACTTTATATAGCTAATCTTCAGTTTGAATATACCCCTTCAGCTACCCCATACCAGTATATACATGCAGAGAAGTCGTATTATATAACCTCTTCTCAAGACTTCTTGGTAATACCTAAGGGGTATACTACTTCGTTAAATGATAATACAGCTAATGTAAGATTATTAATAGATGAAGAATTGGCAAATAATCAGACTATAAAAGAAGTAGGGTTATTCTTAAAGAATCCTAATGGTACTGCTGGGATTGATAACCCCTTTCTTACTGCTTATAAAGTTATTAGTCCACCCCTTGCTAAAAATAATGAATTTTCCTATATAATTGATTGGGAGTTGAGCCTGATAGATTCGACTACTACTTAAGACTATCCTATATAAATATAATGAGTAATAATACTGCACTAACACCTACGGGGCATTTACAAATTTCTAAACTCTATGAGAATGGAGAGGAAGAGATAGTATTTGATGATCACAATATAATCACTTCTGGTATGGGGGTGGGGTTTTCTCACCTTTTCGCTGCTTCGGGGGGGACTCAGATAACTGATTACCAAATACTTAATTTCTTGATAGGGTCTGCTGGAAACTTTAATGATTACGGAGCGTCTACATATCAGCTTCAAGCCCCTATAACTGCCGAAGCGAGGTGGGGGGCAGACACTACATTATTTTTAGAAACTTTATATACTATAGAAAACGGGTCTCCATTGGGGGGTCCTCATCCTTTCGCTAGAATACGCTTTAGCAATATTCATAAGGTTACAGATACTTCAGTAAGATATACTTTAGTTTTAGATAGAGCTACTTTAAATAATACAGCCCTTAGTGAGATAGGGTTATTTATGAGGAATCCTAGGGGACAAACTCCCGTAATTCCAATCTTAGTAGCCTACAGACCCTTTACCGAAATAACAAAGACTAGTGATTTTAGTCTCATCTTCCGCTGGACACTACAGTTCTAATGTTTAATAAAAATGATTTATATAGCGCATCTGGGGGAGTAACAATATTCAATTATTGGAACCCCTTCGTAACAAAGCACGACACTTCTTCTTTCTATAATTGGGAACAAGATAACCTTCCTTTATATGATCTAGAGGAACGAACCTATTATCTATGGGAGAAGCTGGGCTACCCACTGTCTAGTATTCCTGGAATGGCTTTGGTAGTATCTGCTACCATTGATAATAGTATAGCTGCAAGTGCCAATATGTTTACTACAGTGTCTGCTGCCATAGAAGCTCTTCCAGAGATAATTAGAATGCCTACTCTTATCGAAGTAGCTGTCGCAGGGAATATGGGCGAACTAAACCTTAATAATATTAAGTGTGAAGGTGATGGTATTCTTGAGATCGTTAACAGGGCAGGGGCTCCTTTAGCATCTAATGCCGATACAACTACTATAACTGCTAATAACTATGGTAATGGAGACCAAGCACCCTGGTATTTACCATGGGGACTGTCTGCTCTTCAAGTGTTTGGGACCTTATCAAGCATGAGTGCTATATCTCTTTCTGCTAATACCTCAAGTGTATTCTATAACGATAAGACTACAGATGTACGAAACATTATTTTGCCAGGGAGACGAGGGGTGAGCATAGGAGATACCTACGCTCCCCCAGCCTATGCCTATCCAGGAATAGCTGATAATACTGTTGATTGGAGAACTGGAAGTACTGGCGTAATGTATGCCAATACTATAACCCTTAACACAGGGGCTCCTGCTCAATCTCTAGTGCAGGATGATACTATAGCGACTTTAGATGTGTCTTGTATTAGTGAATTAGATGATGCTCATATGTATGGACCACAGTACGCATTCGGCGATCCAGTGGGGTATCAACTAGCTAATGGTCTTGTAGCGGGAAACTGGTTCACTTCGGTAAAGGCTCAAAATTGTGATGGGCCTATTTATGTAAGAGGGTTTATAGTAGATGGTGCAAATACATCTACTACTGGGTTTAAAGTAGATAATTGTGTCAACTTTACCTTAGAGAACTGTGGTTCTATGAGATGTACTACCGCAGGGTTTGATATAAATAACTCTACTGTTAACCTACGAAGACAAGCTTTTGCTACTAGAAACTATAACGCTACTGATAGAGGTACTATTAAAACTTATGGATTCAAGATTACTAATAGTGAAGTCGATTTTGTAACGGATACTTATACTAGTGGAGTATTTGCTAAGTTAGCTAGTCACTTCCATGATTACGGAATTTACTTAGATAATTCTGTGCTTCGTGGTGGAGATGCTATAACTGAAGGAGCTATGCTAGGTAGCAAAACTTTTTCTACAGAGATTGGAGTAAACCAAACCAACTTGTATTTAGTTAATTCAAAATATGAAATGAACGGTATCACTAGCGTATATCAAAGTTACAATAATATAGAAGCTTATGACTCTGCTGTACGAGTAGAGCAGTTACATAGTAAGTATGCTCAGAATGCTGGTCTTTTAATGTTCAATAGCTCCTTTAAGTATAATAAGAATCTAAACATTAATGCTGTGGGACAGTACACTTATACTGGGAATATTAAGGAAAGCGGAAATTACCCTATCTTATTTCTAAATAATGGTCAGCATGTAGTTCTTAAAGCAGGGTCCTCTTACGGACCTACCTATCCTAATACGACATTAAGTGCTACAGAATCTGTTACAGATATTACTACTCTTTATAATATGGAAATGTATGCTGAGCATATAGGAGCTATTTCGGAAAATAAAAATGCTACGCAGAGATTATCTAAACCTGCTATTGTGGTAGATAATTCTACTGCCCAGTTTACTTGTAGTAAGATTTTATGTTCCTCCTCTTTGTCTCAAAGAGCTTCTGTATATCATTCTCCTGCTGCCCTACATAGTACTAATAATGCATCTGTAAATATGGTAGGGTTAGCTAATAAAGCTACTCTTCAGAATACTATTTGTTACGCTACAGGAAATGCATCTCGCGCTTCTTTAGGTTACTTAGCAGATAAAGGATCTTCTATACACTTTACAGGGCCTAATGTTATTTACAATTTTGGGATAGATGCAGCCGCATTAGATGGGTCTAGGATTAGTGCAGGAATTCCATTAACAGAAAATGGTACACCAGACTGTACTCTTAGTGGATGGGGCAGAGGTCTTTATCCAGCGACCCCAGTTATTGAAGCTCATAGTGGGAGAGCCTGTTTTGTGGCAGATAATAACTCAGAATTATCATTTGAAGATGTAGGAAATTCTCAGAGGTATTGGAGTAGGATTAATAATGATATAAATTTATCTGCTAATACAGATTATGATTTATCAGGATCTTATAAAAATACTTTATGTGCTAGTGGTGGCTTGCAATTCTATCCTAATTCCTTCGAAGTTACAGGCAATGACTGGAAAAATATTATTACTAATAATATGACTGGATTTAGGGATGCTTACGAACTTTCTACATTTGCTCAAGGGGGATATACCCAAACCTTAAAGAATGATACTGCAACAAGTGCCTTCAGAATATTATATAATGATACCTATAGTACATTAGGTCCACAAATGGCAAAAATTAGTCAGGGTGGAATGTGTGTTAGGGCTGCTGGTGGTAGTAATGTTAAAGTTAGGAATGTTCACTTCCCAACAGGGTGGTATAACACTGATGGAAGTTATTATGATGCGTCCTCTTCTCCTGCTGGGTGTGATAATTTAATGATTTGGAACATAGCTGACACCTCCAGATTGCATGCTGCTTATATTGCAGTTAGTGGGGCTTATCCATCTGATGCTGGGTATACAGGTCCTAGATCTTTCTACCATAGTGGAACCATAGGTATAGGATTTGCTAAGGACTCTAGTTCTGCACAGTATAATATGCCTTCAGGAACTCTACATACTGGAAAATTATCAGTACTAGATCATTTTGGGAGTGGTACTATTGTGTCGAGCAATCTTACTTATGAAAATTACTCTCCTTCTACATTTAAGGCAAGTGCTGTGTGGGCGAACACATCATCTACTTATAGATTTATGGAATCCATACAGGAATCTAGGTCAGGGATAACTACATCTTCTACTTATGGGGAATTAACAGC